AATCCGCCGAGGCCGCCATGCAGCGGGCCAATGCCGCCTACGAGTTGGCGGACACGGCGAACGCCAACGCCCTGAGCGCTCAATCCAAAGCTGATGCGGCCACCACAGCGGCGGAAGAAGCCACCACGGCCGCGAGCACGGCGACTACGGCCGCGACGGAAGCCACGGCAACGGCAAACGAAGCCATCTCCAAAGCGGGGACGGCGGAATTTGCGGCCAATCAGGCGTCTTCGGACGTACGAATGCTCAAGTCCATCATTGACGGGCTGGAGAACGCGGCAAATGAGTTTGAAGCAGATAGCTATACTACGTCTCTTGATAGCCTTGTGAGCGCCCTCGTAAAAAAATATATGACCGGCGCGATTACATCCGCTCTTCCCGATGGCGTGTCCGCGCCGTTCTGGTTCTACAACTGGTCTACGAGTGACCTCGCCAAAGTCTTTCAGTTTATCCAAACCAATACGGGTAGTTACGGGCGTATCGGAACTCCATCGGGCATTACCATGCGCGATGGAGAAGATACGTTTTACATTCAGTTCAAAAGCGGGACGTCCACTTCGGCAACGTCCGTAGCCATTTCTTGCGCAGACAATGCGCTAACCGCAGCGGGCCAACAGGGATTTACGTGGACAGCGACCTCCACTCCGGCGCGGGGCCTTGTAGGCACGCTGGCGTGGGATGCCACCACACCCGACGGGACGGAAATCACCATCGGCAACCGGGTTGTCGCTACTGTCACCGGCGGCAACGTGGTGGTGAGCGACTTTAGCCCTTCCCCCAGCACAAACGCGACTCTCGCGCTTACGGGCGGCACGATTACCACTTCATCCACTACGCTCGAAATTTCGTTCGTCTGGACTTCGTTAGACGCTTCCGGGTGCACGTGGGACGCGTGGAATGCATTGCTTGGCGGCACAGTCGCCACTGACGGCGTAACTATCAAGTATAATTCGTCTAACGAGCTGCAGGCGAAGGACGTGGCGATTGGGGGGAATGCGAGCGATCTGGCGAGCGCGCGGGGGATATTCGATACGCTGACCAAGAATTCCGTTGATTGTAATACGCTTACTGAGCAAGGCGTTTACGCTATCAGTCTTGCGGAAACCGTAAATGGGCCAGGATTTTCAGCTAAACTGATTGTCTTCAACGGAAAAAATAGCAAATTTACCAATCAGATGGCCTTAGCTGCAGGTGCAGGAACTTCTGGTGCTGTTCGTGTTGCATACAGAGCAAAAAATAGTGAAGACATCTGGTCTCCGTGGTCTGAGGGGATTTTAAGCGGGCGCATCGGCGACGGCATTCGCGTCACCAACGGCATCATCTCTGTGCCCGAGATGCAGGGCGTGACGGCATCGACCGATGGAACGTCCGGCCTTGTGCCGCCCGCAGCCGCCGGGCAAGCCAACTACGTGCTCTGTGGCGATGGAGAGTGGCGGGACATAGCGACGCTTGTCGCCGGCGACTTTGTTCTAGATTCGCGGCGGGTCATCGCCGGAACGGGGCTCACTGGCGGCGGACCGCTCTCCTCTGACGTGACGCTCGCAGCGAAGCTGACCAACAGCGTGAGTCTTACTGATTCGACGACGGCAGCGTCCGCCACTGCGGTGAAGACAGCTTACGACTTGGCGAACAGCAAACAACCGAACCTTGGTTTTACACCGATACAGCAAGGCGGCGGAACGGGGCAAGGTACCAATAAAGTCTACATAGGATGGGCTACTGACGCGAGTGGGCTCAAGGCGCAGGCTAACAGCACTAACCTTGGAAACATCGTAACAACAGCAGGGGGAACAACAAAGGCTCCACAAGCTGCGTTGGCTGACCGCGCGAAAGTCGCGAATAATGCCACTTTAGCAGACAGAGCGAACGTAGCGACTAACGCTGACAAACTTGGTGTCTCAGGGTGGGGATATACATCTTGGAACAGCGCTCCGTACACAGTATCACCTTTATATCTATGGTGTTTGCCGACTGGCGGATCTGACATGCAGCCTTGTAGCCCTTCGGTCCTTTCCGTCTATTCAACTAAGGTCACTCCCAATGTTCGCGTCGGCAACGATGGTTCAGTGCTCCCAGCCGGAGGAACTTGGAGAATAATGACCTCCAGAAATGGAGAAGGCACTGTTATGGACTTGGCTGGCGGCTCTGCTGTCAACACTTCGGGCGGCGTTTTTATGGCAATCAGGGTGGCCTAAAGGAGATGAAGAACATGGATTACGGACAAATCATCCACCGAACCGCTGATGATTCATACGTCATCACAAAGAACGGTATGCCCTACCACGTCTATCCCTACGCCGCCGAATTCGCGGAAGAATGGGACGCCGTGTTCGCCTACGCCGAAGCTCATCCGGAATGCGTGACCGAGGAGCAGCCGTATACGCCGCCCGTACCGACAGCAGAAGATCTCGCGGCTCGCGTACGCGCCGAGCGTGATAGACGTATCACCGCAACAGATTACCTTGTCATGCCTGACTATCCTCTTGATACTGACAAGCTTGAAGAGATTAAGGTGTATCGGCAAGCTCTCCGCGACATTCCGCAGCAACCGGGCTTTCCGTGGGGTGGACCTGACGATCCTGCGTGTCCGTGGCCTGAAAAGTTTGTTACGCAAATCGACTGGCCTGAGCTGACCGTCAACGCGAACATCAAAGCCAAGTTATCCTTCTAATGAAAAAGCCCCGCTCTCACAAGCGGGGCTTTTCTTTTACTCATTTACAGCGTGGCAAGGCACTCGTTTATGGCGCTGCACACCTCGTATTCTACGCGTAATGTGCAAGCAGCAACGAACAGTACAAGCAGGCAATAACCTAAACCAAATTTAGTGCTGTTCGTCAGCATATAGTCCACCACTATTGCTATCAGTACTGCCCCAACTGCCGCAAAACCAAGCGCCGCGCTGACAAGGCTGATAATCATAAGATAGGTAATCATTGCATTACCTCGTCATCGTCATCGTCGTCTTCGCCTATGCCGTCATCAGTGAAATCGTACTCGCTGACTACCGTGCGCGCTTCAAGCCCGCCCAAGTTACACGGCAGGCCATGAGGATACGTGAAGCCATCAGCAATGTCACAGTGCCCGTCGTCGCACAAATAAGGGCAATTGCATTCGCCGTAGTAGCACCGAGTGGTATGGCGCAAATGGAGCTCGTGCGCGAAATCCACATAGCAAATAACAGCGCCCATGTCTTCACGCGAGCGCAATGGGAAGATATGACGTCGACCATCATGCAGCAGTTTCAGTTCATTCTCAGACGGCACCCAGCGTATGGTGCCTTCGCGCTGAGGATGCTCGCCCTCCAAGAGCCACATGCCATTGTGCCGTACCAGCCTAACGCTGATGTATGTGTCGAGCTCGCTCAGTCCCATTAGTCGTCCTCATCATATTCAAAAGGTTCCGCAGGCTGGTTCACCAAAACCGTGAGGCGGCCATATCCGCCGTCATGCTCGAACATACCTTGGAAATAGCGAACGCTCTCTTCTTCAAAGGGCTTCTTATCGCTTGGTGAAGCAATCCAGCAATCCCACTCTCTATTGCGCTTGTCAGTCACATAGATGTGGTTATTGCTCTCGTCGTATCTCACGCACACGGGAAAGAATATCGTATACGGCTCTACCATTCGACGCCCTCCACTTCTTGGTCAAGGTCGATAATCAGCACATCGTCATCATCGACATAGGCCATGGCGTACAGCTTGCGCACTTCATCCAGCAGCAGAACGTCCTCTTCGCTCGCAGCGCGCTCAATGAAAATGCTCTTGTCTTCATTGTACGCCAGCACAGACTCGTTGCGCGGAAATTCGCTCAGCTGAATCTTGACAATAAACCAATCAGTCGCCATTGTTTACACTCCTTCCGCCTTAAGCTGTTGGTCATTCGCGCGAACGTCATTCATAAGCTGAGCGAGGTAAATCAACTTCTGCAAGCCGTTGGCGTACTTCATAATCGAGCTAGCCCAATACTTTTGCGGGCGCGTTTTAGGCTGGCAATAGTAAATGGTGTTGTAATTCATACCATTAGGTATAATACTGCGAGCGCCCAACATCGCACCAACGACGGCGCAATTGGTGTCAGTGTCATAACCCAACTTGGTAACTTCGCCCATGATTTCTTCAAAGCTGGAACCAGTACGCAGGCCAAAAGTGAAAGCGTGCTGCAAAGCATACAGAACCCAACCATGCCCAAGAACAGGCAATTCACCACTCACAGCCTGTATAACGCTTGGCACAATGAATGCCCGCTTGCAGAAGTCAAGCGTCATTTCTTTAATGCGAGCGGGTTCATAGCCTTGCAGAGCGTAGTACAAACCGGCGATAAACGCATGGTTGGCGTCAATGCAAGTACGCGAGCGATGCGTCAGCTCGGCATCCCAAGTAGCCAAGTCTTCAATGCGTGAGGCAATGCGGCCATTACGCGTGATTTGCGCGCCATAGTTGGATAAAAAGAACAGCGCAGCAACGGGTGCAACGCGCATAAGTGCGCCGTTGCCTTGCGCATGTTCATTAATATCCATATAAATGCCAGTCCGCTGGAGTGCCGCAGCAACAGTAGACCCACAATCGACAGGCCGCGAATAATACCAATCGCGATAAGCCGCCTTCATAGTCTTCGCGAAGTCGCCGTGGTTTGTGACGTCCGTCATATCTTGACCGTTCAGCACAACCTCACGCGCGATTTCATACACCTGCCGAAGCAGCAAACTCATCATTTCAGAATCGTCAGTTAACTGGCCCACCATGAGCTTATGCGGTCCGCCTTCAATTGGTGCAGTCAAACCATTGGGAAAGTTCTTCTGCACCGCGTCGGGCGGATAGAACTCGCAGCCTGCGCCGATAGCGTCACCTGCAATTAAGCCAAAAATCACGTTTTCAATTCGAGTCATAACGAGCCTCCTGCTGTAACATTTTGGCAACCAGCCCATAAACATAGGTCGCTTGTTCTTTAGTGGTGATATGGACGGTTCGCTTATCTTCAGCGCAAACAATAACAGGTTCGAATGCCTCAGATGTCAATGACGCCTTATGGCATACGATGACAGTTCCAGCCTGCACATACTTGACGAGCGAACCTTCCAACTTCACCTTGTCACCAAAAGAAGTATATGCCATCAGCGAACCTTTGTAAACGCTTGTATGGCTGATTTTCAAAATAAAATACGTGTCGAACGGCGAGCATGTTGGAAATTCGGACATTACCTCCATAAGATGGTGATGCGCAAATGAATCGCGCGAGCTGACTATGGCCCTCCCGTCATCCACCATCAATACTGAGTCGCATGCGTACACGAGGGGCAACATCAGATATCGCCCTCATTGCCGTTCTTCTTGATAATAGAAGAAATGTCGCTCATGTCGTTGTCTTGATAAGTTTCAGGCAGAGCCTCGCTTCCGTAGTCATAATCAGTAACCGCAGTGCCAAGTTGCGTAGCCTTGACATCAGGGCGCTGAGGGCACTTGTTGCACTGGCGATACGCTCCGCACAAGCTCTTGGCGAACGTAGCGGACAAGCGCCTGCAATAAATCAACTGGTCAGCATTGCGCTGTTTCCATTCGTCAGCGCTCTCGAACGTAGCCATCTTGTGCCGCTTCTCAGTCTCGGGGTTTTTAAGCACGACAAGCTCGCCAGCTTCATTCTTGAACACCTGCATATCTCGCTTGATACGTGCATTGCTGGCGATACGCTCGCGTTCTTTTTGTACCGACTCGGAATCGACCCACGTGTTTTGTCCCCACAAGTTGGTAGGATAGACGCTCTGGCCTTTTTCCTTTTGCTGCTCAGCAACCTTGGCGCTCTCCGCGCGCTCAGCTTCCTTCTTCTTTGCCTCCATAAGCGGCTTGTCAATGGCCATGATTTGGAGCTTGTTGCGGAAGTGGTTCATGCTGCGCATGCGATAGTTCTTACGCAGCATAGATTTTTCTTTGCACTCATCCGAGCACCAGTCGTCAATGGGGTCGTCAGTGATGAACATTTCGCCACATACTTTGCAATATTTAATCATCAGAATTCTCCTCAATTTCTTCGTTCAACAGTCCTAAAAACAGCTGTTGCAAGTTTTCATTCGCTTGGAGCGACGCCAGAATACGCGTATCAATGGTGCTATCAGCGACGATATGGTCTATGACGCACGTCTTGGTTTGTCCCATTCGCTGAAGGCGTCCATTAAGTTGTTGGTATGTTTCCAAACTCCACTCGAGGCCTAACCAGATAATATGGTAGCCGCCAAATTGCATATTCAGCCCGTGGCTCAACGACCTAGGATGGACGACGAGCAATGGTACTTGTCGTTTGTTCCAAGCAGAAATTATCCGCGCGGATTCGCCTGCAGGAGTTCCGCCAATGATGACCTTGGCATATGGAAATTTCTCCATAATGGCTTCCAGCTCGCTGCGAAACTGAATGCACACGATGACTGGTTCACCATCCAAAGCCTCGAGCTTTTCAGCCAAAGCGTCCAGCTTTGCGTGGTTGTCCACCAGCACGTTACGCTTCTTGTCATAAACGCCGCCTTGCAGCAGCTGACGAACTTTAATCGCTGCTGCTCCACGTCCGTTTACGACCACCTGAGACCCGCGAATTTCCGTTACAAGGTCCTTCAGTAGCTGCTTATAGCGCAGCATCGTCTCCTTTGGCAATTTCACCAATGAGCGCATGTAGATAGGCTCATTCAACTCCAAGTAGTCACGCGCATTTAGTCTGAACGTCAGCGGCGCAACTTTTGGAGCAATATCATCAACGGCGTTCGGCTTTGGTATGAACGCGAATTTGACATTGGGGTGCTTATCGCAGTAACGCTTTCTAAAGGTTGTAATATTCTCGCCTAAAGCCGCGCCTTCATCCAGCATATAATACTGCGGCCACAGGCCTTGTATATGATTCCCTATGGGCGACCCAGACAAGCAGTAAATCCGCTTGAACACAGGGCGCATGGCGAATAGCAGCTGTGTGCGAACAGAGCTGTGCCCTTTGAGAAACGTCGATTCGTCAAGCACCAAAGTCCCGTGCACGAATCGCTTAATCAGTGCTGGCGACTGCTTGTTGAGCCACTTCAGCCCTTCATAGTTGATAATGTACACATGGTGATGCTCACGCGCAACCAATTGGCGTGTGTCCCCATGCAGCACCTTGAAAGTCAAGTCTGGCCGCCACTTCTGAAGCTCCTCTGGCCATGTAATGGTAGCGACGCGAAGCGGAGCAACCACAAGCGTGACCTCTTTCTCATTCAGCAGGTGGCATAATATGGCAGTCTTGCCCAGCCCCATGTCAATGGCAAAGAAGCCCTTGTCATGCTCACGGCCCCAAGCTATGGCTCGTTTTTGATATTCTCGCAGTTGGGCCATCTACTTCACCAACGTTACGATAAAGTCAATGACAACATAGCTCGAATAAAAGCCTATGGCGGTGAACAGTATCCCTATGACGCGGTCCCACTTGCTGCATGATAGCGTTATTAACGCGCTGCAAATGGTGTAGTAAAACGTGATACATGCGAGCAGGCAAGAGAAAAAGGTTACCCATTTGCCTATGCCCATACGCTCCTCCTTTGTCGTAAGTCCTTGTTATTCTTAAAGATGCCCTATTTTATCATGTTTTCCGCTCGCTGTATACGCTAAATGCGGACCAATTTATATACTCTAACTAGCTGTAATAACTAGCGATTCTATAAAACTCGTTTTAACGTGATTTTCTGAAGACGTGAGCATTTATATACGAATTGAATTTCACAGGCCTTAAATCGAGTTTTAAGGCCTCGTTATTTTCGCTCCACCCGTAAAAATATGAGAATCGCCGCTTGAACCCAAGCGGCGATTCTGTTTTATCACATAAATGTCAAGTAGGAGCCTACCAATGACCCGATGCCGAAGGCTATTAGAATTTTTCCAATCAATCGTCGTCCCAAATTGCCGCCGTACTCGTACATCAGCAACCCGCCAACTATCATCGTAAGGCTCAGCATCCGCAGGTAATCCATCTGAGACATGCTAACCTCGCTTACTTTACCATGGCCTCTGTGATGATGGGATACCCATAAATCCGCCATGGACTAATCTCACGGCGCAAAGGAGTTTCCTGCAGGCCCATCGCAGCACACCTACGCCGCCAGAGAGCTTGCGCCGCTTGCCATGCAGCCGCATGGGACTCAAAGACGCCGCAAATTTCCTTGTCGTCAATCTTATGCTCAATCAGCACATATACTTCATCCATTGGCTCTTACCTCGCGCAAAATCAGGTAGCAATTGGCGGGACTGAAATCCTTCTTCACATCCCGCCGCCGCAAGTGACAATACTCGTATGTGGTGCCCAAGTTGGCGGCTTGAGAATCCGCCCACTCGAGGAAGGTGTTGGGATTCTCCAGCCATGGCAAATAGATGCGGTCCCAATACTTGACGACCAACGCTTTGAAGCGCGACAATTCTCGCCCACGCTCATGCCTCAACGCGAAGACGCTATGGACGAGGTCATACTTGTCGCCATACTTCGCGCGTGATTCGCTCAGCGGCTTTCTACTCATGAGCTTGTCCCGTGCTCAGTATATTGAGTATACGCCGCAGCTCTTGGCTGGTGATGGGACCAATGCAGTCAGCGAAAAGTTCCTCTTTCACACCTTCTTCGCCGTAGACGAGGAAAGGAATCACGTTCAGCGGCTTCTGCTGGTCAAGGCTATTGAACGTATGCAGGTAAAGAGTGTGCTCAATAGGGCGATTGAGCTTGCGAGACAGCCAGAACTGATGCGCAATCCGCCAGTATGTTTCGGTTACCTTCTTGCACTCAGGCTGAACACCAACGAACATGTCAGTGAAATATTGGCGATTGGCCTCGAACGGGCAATTTCTCAACGGGCAATTCGCATGGTTCTGACGATAGTTGCAATTGCACATAAACGCGGCCTTGGCTGGGTCAACGGCCTTGATGGCCTCGTCAGTCAAAACGGCGTTGATGCCGTCCCGATAAACATGCGAGTCAAAGAACTTCTCAAACGCCGCATCAGCCGCGCGCAAGCCTTTTTGCAAATCCATACAAACCTCCATGTTGTTTTTTCAATCTATACCATGAATATCCGCCAATGTAAACGCGTTATATATCCATAGCGTCCAGTTTGTCATGGCGAATTCTGATAAACCGAGGATGCCGCATACTCCCATATTCGGTCAGCCCCTGCCCAGCAATTTCGATAGTACGACCGATGATTAACGATTTATCGTCCCATAAGACTTTCCGCAGGTAGTCAGAGAATCCTCCACCGACCTTCACCATAACGCCGTTCAAATCAACGATGACGCCGCCAAGCATGCCTTCATACTTGCCGCGGCCTTCAAAAACGCCAGTGACCACAGCGTCAACCGTGAAAACTTCCTTCAGTTTCATCCAGTTGTTGTTGCGCACGTTGGCGTACTCTGAGTCTGGCACCTTCAGCATGAGGCCTTCATATTTCTGGTCAATGGCCTCATGGTACAAACGCAGCGCCTCATCTTCAGAGCGTACCAATAGGTGCGTTACAAAGTGGACCGATGGATGATTCAGCTCGTAAACAAATCGTGCCGCATCTTCCAACCGTTGGGACAATGGCTTGTCAAAATCGACAATATCGAACACGAAAAATTCGGCGTCAGGCGTTTCATTGTATGAGCGAAGCGCGCCAGATGCCGCATTGAACGACTTGCCATGCACCATCAGCTCACCGTCAAGAATCGGCGCTTTCATGCCAATAGCTTCGCACAACCAGTCAAGGCCGTAGAATTCTTGCCCAGTACGAGAATAGAAACGACCGCCTCTATATTGGGCGCGGTCTCCATCATACTTGACGGACGCCAGCAACGGATATTTCGCCTTGTTGGGGTCATACAACTTGGCGAGCTGCACATCCATGGTATAGATAAGGCCGGGAAAAACCTTGTTGATGGAAGGTACGCCTAAGCCAAAATCAAACGTCCTGTTAATGACACAAGCAACAATATGCTGACTCGCCAAGGTCAGGCCAGCAACGAAGGCGCGAAAAGCGCCGCGCGTAGCTATGGTGCTGCTCTGCTCGAGAATTGACAATTGCGCCTGCAAGAGCTGCGGAGTGAGCTCAGTAAACCCGTAAGTCCGTGGAACGACGAGCTTCGACATGCCATACGAGTGGAAAGGCGAATATGCCATTTCGAGATATGGGGCGAGCTCAAAATATTGGCTCAAAATCTCCTTCTTGCGGTTTATGCTGTGTGCGCCGCGAATCTTCATGACGCCGTCCCATAACTGCGCAGTATCCATATTTCCCCCCATAGATGTTGTCGATTAAGTCATCCACCTCAGACTGCGTTTTCACAACCGCCACGTTGGCGCCATTGTCTTGGAGCGTAGACAACACCACCTTCTGAATGGGCTGGAGCGTCCCTTGCGGCCGCTTGACCTCTACAAAGACCACGCAGCCATAAAGGATAACCACTCTGTCTGGCCAGCCCGCCATAGATGGCGATATGAGCTTGGGACAGATGCCGCCCTCATTCTCCACACGGTTGACCAAATACCCCTCAATTTTGTTCTCAGCATAGCCCACGGTCAGCCCTCGATGTTCTGCTCAAGAGAATGCTGCCAAATCAGCTCTTTGTGCCTGCGCATGAGACCAGTGAAAATGCGATAGCACACGCGCTTATTCGCCTTATATTCGATTGCGGTCTTGAGCAAATCCAGCCAATCGCCAAGCTCAAGGTCTTTATTAGCCCACAGGAAGGTTTGGAGATTGGTGAGATTCATGACGGGGCGAACATACTCCATTCGCGATTCGCCAGACAACAGCCATTTGTCAAAATCAGTCAAATACTTTTCGAATTCTTTCATATCATCACTTCTTATAACGCGGCCCGACCCAACCGTCAGCCCGCAGTGGAATGTCCTTTGACCACTCAGTGCCTTTACACATGCAATCGAGCATCAGCTCTAGCCGCTCGTCTGACCCGTCCTGTTCTTCACAAATGTTTTCGTCATAGATGGAGCCAATGATAGTGAAACCATGACGCTCAAGTTCGAATTTGCCATCATAGAGAATATCGCGGCCCAACGCTTGGATGACGTTTTCAGTCAGTTTGCCCGGCGTGCTATACTGGCGTACGTAAGTTTTGGTCTTTTGGTCGATGCCAAGGTAGGTAAGCGCTAAGCCATACTGCCCATCTTGCAGCTTGGGGTCACGATAATACATCGCCCGCCCACTAGCCAACGTCATCTGCAGCCACTTGGCGCCAGCACGGTCTTTAATGACGCGGAAGGTTGTCTTATATGCAGTGAATGCTCTGCCTCGGTTGGTGACCGCATTTTGCGCGGCGTCCATCAGCTTATACCATAAGCGAACTACCCTATGATACTTTTTGCGATAGCCTTTAACGATGGCGTCAGCTTGAGGCAGGCTCAAATCGACGCCAAAGCGAGCAGCATAATCAACGAATCCACGCGCGCCCATTCCATAACCGCAGCCAAGAATACCAACTTTGCCCATCTGGCGTTGGTCTTTTGTGACCTCGTCATATGGCACCCCGTAATTAAACGACGCCATATCTTTGTATTGGTCAAACTTGTCAGCGAAACGTTGGCAGGCTTCCCAATCTTCCGCCAGCCATATGAGCAGAATATACTCAATGGATGAGTAGTCCGCGCACATGATATGGTAGCCCGGTTGAGCCTTAATCATCGAGCGGATAAGAGCTCTGGCGGACTTAACTGGGTTGTGCTCGCAAACAGACAGGTCAAAGAAGCTCGCAATCTCGCTCTCTGGATCGCTGACACTCGCGCGTGGCAAGTTGAGCAGCTGAAAGCCCATACCTGTGATGCGTCCAGTGTGAGCCCCGTAGTAGCGCGAATTGTCGTACATGCGGCCATTGCTGGCCATGTTCACGATTCGCTTGTACTTGCCGATGGAGGACAGCCCAAGGCTCGCTCTCATCTCAATCACGTTCACGACCGCATCAGGCAGAGTCAAGAAGTCCGCGTCGTTCATGAGCGCTTCAATGGTGTCCTTCTTGAGATCAGGCACCAACTCAAAGCCCATGGTGTCGTTCACGAAGTCTTTAATCCGCTTGACTTGTGTCACCTTCTCAACCGCGCCATTGGTTACCCGCGGCAAAGTCTTGTTCTGTTCATCCAGATAAACAGTTGTGACTTTGAGAATTTGCTGTGCCTCATCAACTGCGATGGGCAAGCCACGCTGATTGATTCTGCAAGTAAGTTCCCATATCGATTGTTCACGGTCAGACAGTCTGTCAGCTGGCAAATGACGAAGAACAGCAGCCGTCGACTCGACGTCTTGCCTGTTATACTTGATGTAGTCTTGCCAATATGGACCAACGCACTGGTATGGCCGTGCTCGCTTGAACATATCAATTAGCATCGACCCAGCTGAATCTTTCAATTCTTCTGGGCAGATAGCCTTGGTGGCGTTCATCAAGTTCTGAGGCAGTCCATATCTGCCACACAGCGCTTGCACGTCAACTACCCGATTGAGCGGCAAATCAATGCCAAGACACGCACGAGTAACCGCAATTTCAAATTGCGCGTTGAAGGCGTAAATAACCACATCATTGAAGATTTCTGTTGGAAATGGCCCGTCGTGACACGTCCACGTTTCGACAGGCCCATCATCAATCTTCCATGACGCGATTTGGATGTATAGGCTTGGGTCAGCGCAATAATTCGCGCGGCCTGCCTCTACAAGGTCCGTATCGCAGCCTGTTTCATAGTCAAGAATGAGCTTTCGCATATTCACCTTATACCATGAAAAGAATATAAAAAGAGCCCCAAATTGGGGCTCTTGGAAGGATTATTTACAGCAGTTGGTCTTCAGAGCCCGTGGTTTCATCCCATGGGGCACCTGCAGATTCTTCCTTTTCAGCGAATGCGCTGAAGGCACTTTCAGCCGTGCTGCGGCCATCCATGCGTTCGCCGTCCTTAACGAACATGATGTGATTCAGCGCGCAACCCACGCCAAAGGACTCGTTGTTGTACGGGAAAAATCCCAAGTCGCCGCGGCAATAGCACCCAGAGTAGAACACCTCTGGGCTGACGGGCTTAGCGAAGCGGTCAACGGTACCCGGAGCGTTAATGCTGGAAGCAGTGATGAAGTAATGGCCGCGATAGCATTCGCGTCCAGCCTGCTGCTCAGGCAGAGCTTCTTCATAGTACGCATCGCCGTCCTTGAAGGGATTATTGAACTTGGGAGACTTGACGCCCGCAGCAGTGAACTTGCCCTTCTTGATGCCAGCATTGACGGCTTCTTGAATGCGAGCCTTGAACCAGTTGATGGTAGCTTCATCATCCTTCGGAATGAGGAAGCCGCACGAATACTTGGCGGTTCCGCCGCGAGCTTCACGAGGCTGGGCGATGGAGGCGTAAGTAATGCGAAGAACGTTGGTAACGGCCATGGTGAATTCTCCTTTATCTAGTTGTTATTGTTGGTATTGGTGTAACCGTCTGCAATCCGCTGGTAATTGACGCGCATTTTCTCATTGAACGCGTCCGCAAACTCGTCAGCGGTTATGCCAAGTTGGTATAGCAAATTGATGTAATGAGCTTCCCACAGCTGAAACAACCGTATGTCAAGTTCTGATACGGGTTCCGCCACAATAAGCACCATATGCGGCTGACCAATTTGCGACGTTACAGCCATCAGCTGCTCGAACATGGACATGCAAATATCGCGCTGTTCCATCGGTCGAGTAATTCGCGGTTCATCACAAAAACCAGCCCGCTCAAGCAGAGCAGCCAAATCTGGTGACAAGCCGTTTTTGTCTTGGTCGCCGCCAGTTATCCATGTCAAACCAGCCGCGCCGACGAGATACTCGTAGAAGAAGAACACGTCAACGGCTTCTTCTACCAAATGGCGCTTGTTGATTTCTTTGTAGTCAGCAGGCCGCCATGGCTTCCACGGAAGCTCGTTGAGCGCTTCAACGATTTCAACATTCAGCGCGATAGCTGCTTGTTGGCGCGTCAAAGGACACTTGAGCTTTTCATGGTAGTCAGCTACCTCTGACATCAAATCAATCATATTGACAGATGCCATACGCTCACTCCATTTAAATGATTAATTGATGATTTTTAAATAACACGCAATAGAATTCTTGTAAATAATTTTCTGAAAATTTTTTATGAAAAATTTTGTTCAACTGCGTCAATAGCTTATTTGACCATGTAAAACACGCCGTCGGCGTTATTACCAGCCGGTAACGTTATAATGCCCTCCACGTGAGACCATCCAGCTGTCCCGCGGGCCAATTTCCACGCCTCATAACCCGGCCGCCTCGTATGCTGCATGAAGAATACCTCCTGCACGCCAGCTGCAATCAGCTGTTTGGTGCAATCCTCACACGGTTCGAGCGTGCAGAAACATATGCGATGGCGTCCTTCCGCCTTATTGCGCAATTCGCCCAGCTGCTGAAGTGCGCAAATTTCCGCATGGATAGCAGGACACGAGAGTCCATCCTGCTTGCGGCAATGACCTAACGCCAAGCACTGACGGCGTTCGTCAATATTGGCGCCATACACAATTTCAGGCTGTCCTGAAATCGAGCAATTGAGAATCACACAGCCCACATGCTTGTCGAGGCACGTGGAGTGCATCGCGGCCTCCTTCACGCGCTTCAAGTGCTGGGCTAAAATAGGTGAAGCGAACAAGTACATCCTTTACTCCAATAAAGAAAATGCGGCGCAACTCGCGCCGCGCTGTCAACCATTATTCTTTGAACCACACTTTACCGCAGGTCATTTTGCCTTGCTTGCACGTCTTGTGCATGAAGCAGTCTGGCCCAACATAATTGAACAACTCGGGAAACCACTTCTTACACTCGACAAGCACACGTTCAGCCAACATCTGCATCTCGAGCGTATTGCGCAAGCACAAGCGCAAATTCAAGAAATTCACCAATTGGCGTGCGTTGGTGGTGACTACGAGATTGACGCCAATGCCTTCTGGCAGAATCTGACGAGCTTCAGACTTGTCGATGCCTTCATCAATCAACTGGTCATACAGCCGCAGCGTCTGCTCAACATGAGCGCGAACAAGCGCATTCTTCGCCATAGCTTCGCACATAAACACGGGATACTCGTCATACTTTTGGTAGTGTTGGCTCGAGCTGGTTGGGCTCTGCATGCGATGGCGCAACAGCTGCAAGCTGCAAGCACGAGAAATATCAGTAATTTTGAAAGTAACCGTGGCATGCTCAAACACGCTAGTGTGGTTAGCCTTCAGCAAGTATTGCGCGAGCGTGGGACTGTCAGATTCATTCGCCATCTGCCGCATCGTCTGACTGCTCGCATAACACACGAGCACGTTCGGATTGGCGGTCTTATTGAGAATAACTACTTGCGGGTCATAAGCGTTAACCATTATTATCCTCTCCAGTCGGTGTGTTATAGCGAGTCAGCCAATGCAAAAACATGGCATTCGCAGCGATATGAGCCGTGTGCTGCAAGCCGCTTTCTTCATCAATGGGCTCTTCTTTCAACAGCGCCATACAATGGCGTAATAGCGCAGCGCGATAGCGAGCTACTGCATTTGGCACTTTCTGCCAACTGTTGACGTCATATTTCTCCGCGCCAAACGTCAGCACTTTGCCAAGATCTTCAATGAAATACGGGTCGAGCAAGTCAAGCCGCGGCTTGCCGCCGTCGAACTTAAGACCCACTGACTTTTCTTCAGCCATAGATACCTCACTTGTTTACGTTCAAAAAATATATTAAATAAAAAAGACAAGAAAGTAAACAAAAAAACACGCGGCTAGTGAAAGCCGCGTGTTTAATGGGAATGAAGGAACGTATGGAGGAAGATGCGAAAAGCTATGAATTAGTTGGCGCTTTCGTCGTCGATGGCTTCGCCGCGGGACTCACAAAAGGCGAGCAGCTCAACGCGAGCTTCCGCGAGTTCGAGCTTGGCGCGAGCCACACGCTCTTGCATAACGGTCAGCTCGTCGACTTCAGCATCAGCAGGGATATTGTCAAACTTCTCAACAGCACGCTGGCAACGAATGACATCGCCCTGTGCGCGCTCAATCGACTTGCGAAGAGCGGCGGCCTTCTCTTCAGGCGTACGCTCGCGAACAGGCTTCTTGGAAGACTTGCTGGTGGCCTTCTTGGCGGCCATGTAGTCAGCGTAGCCCGCTTCGTCAGTGATGTAGAACACGCCGTTTTCGTCCTTCACGGGATACTTGCCCATGAGACGAAGCTGCGCAAAGGTGGAAGCGATGGTCTTCGGCGTGGTGTTCAGCGCTTCTTCGAGCGACTGATTGGTGGCGCCGCCTTCGAGAATGAGGTTGAGGACCTTCGTGCGGAGATTGGTACGTTCAGCCATGGTATTGCTCCTTTATATTGTTTGTTCTATTGACCGCGTGGGCAAGCAGAGAAACCCCGCCTGTTTTCGCAACCAGCTAAAAAACATTGCCTCGGGCCAAAGCCCACGCGGCTCAAGCACAAACACATTGAATGCGTGCGGCGCATTCGTGCTGCTTGATGAATTCAGTATATACACATCCAAGAGGTTTGTAAACGCTTTTTTGCCAACTTTCTCAAAATTTTTTCTTCTTTTTTCACTCCCTCTTTAAATTGTTAGTTTTGTTTAATCTTCTGCAGAGTCTGCAAAAGCTCCAAACGTGGTTTCCGCCGTGGTAATAGGCTCGCGTGGGTCGCTATCATGAACCATGACGGGTTTGCCCGGTGCCTTCATATAGAGGTTGCTGAAACCATCAACCTTCTTCATACCGAGCTTTTCAGCCTGCGCCACAGAAATCAGCTTGGTCTCGTACGGCTCAATATCCGCGGCCTCAAGTGCCCTGACTACCTCAAGTTCAGGAGCAGCCCAGCGGCGACTGGAGCGTCCATTGACTACCTTATAGCCGGGGAACTGGCCAATAGAAGCCCGCTTGAACGCCATGGCCTTGATTTCGGCAATAGAGCTTTCGAGCTCGTCCAGTTGCTTAAACGCCTCGACCAACGCCAAAGTGGCGGCCTCGTCTTCGGCAGAAATTCCGTTCTTGAGCACGTCAGCATGCTCATCACAGAACTTGAAGACCTCGGACGCCATATGCTGATGGTGTTCCATGCGTGCCAAGCACATGCCTGCAGCACTGCACCAACGGCACTGAGATGCACCCGGGTTGAACGTGGGCTGCTCGCTCTCAGCATTCTTAATGGTTGGCATGAGCTCGTTGTGCAGCCAATCGAGTAAATCTTGCTTGGATAACGTCCATGCCTTGAAATTCTCAAGACGGGGCTGGACGATATGGAGCGTAACCTGCTGGAGATCGAACAACGCCATTTCTGCCAGCTTGCCGAGAGCATATGCCTTCAGCTGGACATTGTCTTCAACAGCCACAAAGACCCCGCCGCCAAACTTCCAATCGAGAATATGCAGCGTGGAACTGGCAACATCGGCCATGGCGATATCAGGCGTGCCGTAGACCTGCGGAGCACCCCATGGTGCAAGGGTGGTTTTCGCCTCGATGGCGAGCGTCATATTGGGATTGTATACAGAATCAAAGTACGTGATACACTGGTTCACCAGCATCAGCTGTTCTTGGGAGAGTTCCGCGAGCAGCTTATCAGTGCTCCCATTTTTTCCAGAAGTCAGCATACGAACGACTTCAGCCATGATGTCGTGCAGCTGAGTGCCCTCAGACGCGTATTTGGATGACCCAAAGCTGGGGTATTGCTCGCACATCTTGACGCTGGCAGGGCAAGCGATGATTCTGCTGAGCTGACTGGGACTCATCGCGGCGTGCGCATTTGCCATAAAAACCTCCATATAAAAGGTAAGACGTCGCCATGGTGTCATGGCGACGTCAAGTTAATGAGCTTGGTTAGAACGTAGCGCGCCGCACAAAGTGGTTGTTGCACTTGGTGCAAACGGATTCAGTGGGCCAACCAGCACGGAAAAACCACTGAAAGAGCGCGTCGATAACCCAAAACACGCCGCATGTCAAAATGACGAGCAGCCAAAACAAAGGCTTGAAGCGGCGAGTGGGCTTGTAACCGGTGTTACCGCAGTAAGGGCAGGGATGTCCGACATACACTTGAGCCATGGTAAGTCTCCTTATTTAAAGGTTAATCATTGCGAAGAGCCAAGCGCAGCATAAAAGGCGCGGCGAACGCCATCAAAGCCTCCCACGGCTGGTTAGTCAAACAGAACATCACGAAGAACAGATGGCACATAATAAACGTCTTCTTACCAACCATGATAGCCTCCAACTGACATTTTCGCGCTTCAACCACGCGTTGATTTCTATATGACGCGAGCCAATGAAAAAGTAAATGCCCTCGAGCTAAAAACTTGTAAAAAATTTTTGAAAAATAATTCGAGCCGCGCCGTGTACATTTGCTCGCTCGCGTGGCATCTTGTTCTTATCTTAATGATGGAGGCAGTTATGGACCGCATCACTATCGACACCAGCATATATGAATTCACCAAAGAAATCAAAGTCCGTCCTACCGATAAGACAATCAATGCGCACTGCGTGTACGGGTTGACGACAGAATATACCTTTAATAAAGAAACGGACGACTTCGATGAAGAACGCCATGTTCTTATTGAAGAGCTGTTTGTGCCGTTCAAGTATCGCCGCCAAGGCATCGGGCGGGCTCTGCTCAGAGCGGCCGTTAGTGATGCCCATAAGCGGTACCCAAGTATGGCGATTAAGCTGGTAGTCGAGCCGCTGTCGCCCGAGATCGACCAAGATATTTTGGTAGAGTTCTATGAATCTGAAGGCTTTTCAATCGAACAAGACAACGACGTCATCATAATGTCTTGCTAACAATGGAGGCCGCCATGGAGTTAACCGTTATCGAAATGGGCAAAGATATTGTCGTTACAGCGGTAGACCATGAACTGGACGCCTATTGCGTATTCAGCAAACTCAGCGCCAATCGAGACCATGATGCGTTCATTGTCATAACCAAGTGGTTTGTGTCTCGCCATTTTCGCGGTCGCGGAATTGGGCGCGAGTTGTTCAGAGCGGCCGTTCGTGAAGCCAAAACCAGATACCCCGGCTTGTTCATTCATATTATAATCCCGCCGCTTGATGAAAGCATGAATTACAGCCGTTTGGTGAAGTTCTTCAGCAACGAGAATTTTCTCGTCAGCGCCGTTGATAATGTGGCCTCTTTAATTAACTAACCTGCATAAAATCTCGCTAAAAATACGAATGCCGCCAGCGTGAAACTGGCGGCATTTTTCTTATACGTAACATACTGAAATAATAGACAAACCTTTTAAAACTCACAAAAATCAGAAACGCGAGCTATCCTATACAAAATCAATTTCGCAAGCCTTAAATCGAGTTTTAAGAGGTACGATTTTTTGAACTCGCCCGTAACTCGACTAGAAATCATAAGTTTCCACCACCCTGATGCCGCTCTTCGTGCTCTTCACGTCGACGACGTACTTATATGCGCGATATTGGCACCAGAAGCCGTCGTTCATCAGCTCGTCGCGTGAACAACGGCACCCTTTCTTGCGCAAACGCCTGTGGAGATTGCAGCAGTATATTACGAACGCCCGCGACTTAGGAGGAAATCGCTCGACCTCCTCCTTAAGTCTGCTTATTTCTACCTCCCGCACAAGACGATGCGCCGTTTTAAAAATGGCGTATAAAGTCAAGTGGTTAAGCATAAATCAGCTCGTTTGCAGGCGGGGAAGTTTGTGGTACTCTACGCCGAACTGGTAGCCTGTGTAGTCAGACAACAGCTGCAAATATCCGCGCGTGCGGAGGCATCCATCAAACTTCGCCAGCTCTTGAACTTGCTCCACAGACAGAGGCAGAGGGTAAAGCGTGTGCATGGTGCCCGTGAAAATAACGCGAATAAAGCCGTCGTCGATGTTGCAGCAAGCCTTGTTGTATTTGTAAATGTCCATGAAAGGCTTCACTTCCATCAATTCCGCGCTTGGCTGCCATTCGTAAATACGCTCGACAACAGGCCTGCAGACGTCCGCCAACAGCGTTTTGAGCTCGGTCGTATATCCATACGAGTCAATCCCGCACAAGTTTTTCAGCCTGCGAGAGACGTCAGAGTAGGTGAAAACGTAAGGGCTGCTGGCGGAAAACTTCCGTGTGAAGTAGAATCCCACATCTCCCAACGAGTCAAGAGGATGGAGTTTTTGCAAGGCGTTCAGCATCAAGTCCATCATTCCCTCGTTATACTTGCGCGGACGATTGCGATTCGAAAGCGTCAACCAACGAGCTTTATTGCTCAAAATGAGCTTGGCGTCAACTTTGTTAACCGCCGTATAGCAGTCCAGCAGATGCGGAAATTTCTCGATAAGCTGACCGAGAGTGGGAAAATCTTCGTTTCTACTCATTGCCAATTACCTCCGTAATGCCATTAAAGGCGCCGTTTTTGAGTTCTTCTTCAGTCACTGGTAGCGGATAATACGTCCTATAGGACCGCTGACGTTGCAAACGCACAACGCCTTTTGTGACGTCTAACCATTTTGGAAGGCCCTTTCTGCCAATCAGCGGCTTCAAATACTCACTACAAAGCGTAGTCAGTGCGCGAGTTAGCTGCGCTTTTGAGCGTATATCAGCCGTCATATTCGACCGCCAACGTATCAGCCCTTGCGCGGTTTTCAAGTTTACGAGCAGGCCGCTACGTGACGGGTCGCCAATATTGAGCAAGTAATCAGGCTCAATCTCAATAGGAAAGAGCTCCGACAGCTCAATATCTTGACTGTTTTTGGCCATCAGCTTGGAGTTTTCTTCGTTAAGCTGAGCTACGATTTCTGGGCTGATAAGCCATGGTTTTTCGCCTTTTTGACAGGCGGTTTGGTACTCTTTGTACAGGTTTTTGTAAAACGCCCGCCAATTGAAAGCGTTAATCACGTCCCAGTTGAAACCGCTGACGCGAATAATCCACAACCGCCTAGTACCGCTTTTGGTCATAGTCAACGAATGCTCGTTCGTCGAACCGAACACCATGGCACGCCGCGGAAGCGTGATTGGCGCTGTTTCATATATGGGCGTGAACTCCATGAAGTTCTTGGTGAGCATGTCTTTGCAAAACGACGAGGCTTGGGCGTCAGAGCCAAGAATGCCGTCGAACTCGTCAATCACGAGAATAGGCTTGCCTGCTAAGGCTATCTGGAAATCACGATATTCTTTGGATGCCGTAAGCGGCATCGACCACGTGGACACAAACAGCGAGCGCACATTTTGCGGTATAATGGAATTGAAAAACCCGCTTTTGCCGCACTGCTCTGGACCAACAAATATGAGCATGCCACCATTCATATCATATGGCCCGACGAATTTTGCCTGAAGTTTGATGATGGTCATAAACGTAGAGTACAGCAGGTGCTTGGCGAGAGCGACGTCTTGCTGTGGATCTAAGTATATGGAATCAAACACTTTATCGAACGTGGCTTCTGGGTCGTCGTCAGCGGTTTCGACCCATTGCATGAAGATGTTGGCATCCTCCCTGCCAAGTTCGATAGCCTTTTTTCGCAGCAGCCCAAGGCATTCTTTCAGCCTCTGCCCATAAATGCCGCTTCGCGGATACAGCACGTTTTGGATGAAATCCGTCAGCACGGCATCAAGCGTTCTGCCATCAATGGGGCCATATAAGGCGGGCAGAATGTCGTTGTTTTTGACGATTGCCTGCTGACACATGAGGTCTTCATCGCCCGCCAAAAAGAACTGCGTGCCGTTCTGGAGGATACGCAAATGGTAAAATTCCGCGAACCCCCATACGTTACGTGTGTTGCACAAGTCGATGCCTTTGGCGGTTCTCACCTCTGGCGTGTACTTTACTAGGTTGTAAAGCGCCTTAATGGTGCTCGCTGAAACACCGGCGATTTGCGTCGTGCCAAACGAGACCCACTTTTGGCTGACTGCATTCGCGTCGTACGAAGTGGGGTCGGTGCGGCTCCACTCGTCGAATGCCTTAAACCCTCCATTGGTATTGTAAAGTGAATGGATGCCCATACCAATACGCAGCCAAAACTCATAATGGCTGTACTCGGTGCCCGTCAGCTGAAGCCACGCAGCCTTGACGCGCTCGGTTTGGCTCAGTGAAATACCAGCTAACATCTGACGAAGTTCCGTCAGCGTAATGTCTTGGTGCGACGCCGCAAATGCTTCTAATGCTTGAACTTCGTCTACGTTGTCCGCCTGCAGAACCTCAGGCGTGAGCGTTGGCGAAGCTGTTGGCAAAAAGGCCGTGTGGTCAATCGTCGTTAACCTACCAATAGACCGCTCGTGCACGTTGCCCGTCACTCGCAAGGCGTGCTTACCGACGAAAATTTCGCCTTGTACGCCATACTTGCTTGGTATGGTATACTGCGCTTTGGCGCCATCCTTAGCGCCAGTGGTTAAGTAGAAGAGATGAATACCATTTCCACTCAACGAATACTCTGTATAGGTAGGCGGAAAGTCTTCTGGTATCATCAGTCCGTGGTCGATGTCGATTACGACGAGTTTGTTCTTTGGGCTCGTATACAAGCCAAAGGATTCGCCGTCGACATCCGCCAACGTCTTGCCCGTTTCTTCAGACCCCTTCGCGCCCCACTTTGGCCGTTTGCCTGTAAACGACGTCCAGAAAGGCAGGCTGGCGAGATCTTGCGGAATGTTTTTTCGCATAGAACCTCCAAGAACTTCATCTTATCGTAAAATGAAAAAATGTACACATGAAAATGGAACAGGGCGAGCCGTCATCTAACCGTCATCAGGAGCCATCAGGTGTCATTACGCATAATTAGCTGTTTTTATTAGTTAATGACACCTGATTGCGTAATCGGTGACACCTGAGTGACGCCTGCGATGACACCTGAGTGACGCTCGATGGCTTATGATGGCGGCCATGAGTTTTCATACCAAACTACGTTACCATGGGTTAACGCGAGAACTTTCTCGAAAAGGGCTGTTTACAAAAGGTTTACAATGCGATATGCTTTCTTTAAAGTTTTTAAAAGGCTTGGTTTTCTTCATGAAAACGAAAGATGGCCAATATCGTGATTCGCCCGCAACGCGAATGCGTACAATGGCCCCACGGCAGGAACTAAACAGTTAATCATCGCACGGCCACTGACCGATACATCTGTAACTGCCATATTGCTCTGCTGCAGGTTCGCACGAGTACCAACACGTGTTAACTGCACTACCCAATGGGTAAGACGGTGTGCTTGTTGACAAACGAATAGCGAAAACGCAACATACTCTTTTTCTTGACTTTGTAACGTTGCGAGCGAAAACTAAAAGAGGTTCCCGCTCGCAACGAAATTTTAGATGCAAAATTTTTACCTCTAAGTGCTTGAAATAATTGATGCGCAACAATGCGCAACAATGAGCAACAATGAGCAACTTGCGCATTTTGTTGCTCTTTCATACATTTCAAGCACTTAGAGCCAAAATGCGCAACAATGCGCAACTTTTCGAGCTTCGCATAATTTTTATGTTGGTTATATTGTTACTCTAAGGTAACAATGAACGTAAAAAAGAAGACTCCTTGCATAAAGAGCTTTTTGAAAAAGTTGCACATAATTGCACAATTGCACAAATATAGAATAAATATACAAAATAATTGAATAAAAAAAAGCGCAACTGAAAAATTTAGTTGCTCATTACCGCGCAAAACGCGCACATTCAATAATTTCAAGCATTTAACTTACTAAATATTTAGTAAAACTCCGCTGTTTCTTCAAGTACTTGGAATTATTAATGGCATGTTTTAAGGCTCTTAAAACTCGATTCTACGCGTGTTTCTATGGTACGTGGTTAAATCCTCACGTTTCCTATAAAAATGCGTAGAATCGAGTTTTAAACGCGTTAAAACTCGAATTATGGGCTTTCGTACGCGTCGTATGAGCCCACGTCTCACGTCTTCCCATGGTATTATGCCAAATTTCCATACAATTCAATCATTTATACGCGCGTAACGCATAACATGTTGGAATGTATGGAAATTGACCGAATGCGGATTGCCGATGCAACGTGTTGGTTTAATTGACAAACTCTTAAAACTCGATTTGAGGCCTCTGAAATTCGATTCGTGTATAAATACTCGCGATTTGGTTCTTTTGAGCTCTGTGTGAGTTTTAAACGCGTTAAAACTCGAATTATGGGCCTTCTTTGTACGTGTATCACGCATATCGCGTGCGTTTTACCCGATAAGGATACGAAAATGCGTAAAATCAACGCCCTGATAGTACACAATGCGGCCACCTATGACACCATGGACATTGGTGTGGAGGAAATTCGGCAGGTGCACATAAAGGAAAATGGCTGGCGTGACGTCGGCTACCACTACGTGATACGCCGCAACGGTGTCATTGAGAAGGGACGTGACGAGGCCACAGTTGGCGCGCATGTCGCTGGTCACAATGCGAATTCCATTGGTATTTGTTTGGCGGGCGGCTTGAGCAAGATCGACGGCAAGACCGTGGAGCGAGCCAATTTTACTGACCAGCAATACGATTCCCTCTACAAACTCCTGACTGAGCTGATGGCGAAATACCCGCTCGCGAAGCTCTACGGCCACAGCGATTTTGCGAACAAGTTTTGTCCCGGGTTCGATGTTCGAACTTGGTTCAAGAATTATCAGCAGGCGCAACGAGCCTCGTCTGCTGATTGACGGCGCCTCTCCTCGCCGTCACTCTCCTGCCCTTGCCCGCCGTGTATCCTGCGCACGGCGGGCTTCTTTTTAAAGTCTTGAAATATATGGAAATGTGGTTCATCGGGCATTCCATGTATCTGAATTTGTTGGTGTTTTATAAGTATTTGAAACGTTTAACAAAGGACGAACCGATGAAGAACAAGTTGGCTATGTTGCTTGCGTTCGTGATGATGCTGATGGTCTCTGCATGCAACGCGGACGAAGCCGCCATCAACGCGAGGAACTCGCTGCGGACGGCGAAAGTGACGTATGAAACAGCAATGGAAGCGTCCGTGGAACTCCACAAAGCGGACAAACTGACCGACGAGCAGATGGCGAAAGTCAATGAAGCGGCGGTCATTTTTGTGGACGTTTACCTCATGGCGGTTGATGCGCTTGACACCTATGTGACCACCAACAAGGCCCTGTCCGAGCAGGATTTGGCGGCCGCTGTTGACGCGGTTACTGATGGGTTGAACACGTTTATCAAGAGCCTTGTACAGCTGGGCGTGGACATTAAAGAGCAAACTGACGCCAAGGGGTAAGCCATGAAGGTATCGGACGTCATCTTCATCCTCGATCTCGCAATGTCGATTGGTATTCCGGCAGTGCGAAAAATCGTGGAAGCATGGGACAAGGAAACGGTCACTCGCGAAGACATTGAACAGCTTCGCGACATCAAAACCCCCGACCAGTTCTAAGAAAACGGTGCCCATATATGATTGAATCGTTTCACAAAGCGATGAGCGCGCTGTCTGAGAGTCTGCCATGGATCATAATGGGCGCCGTTGTGGGGGCTACTATGAACGCACAAGTGACGAACAGCCCAAGCCTCTGGGCGACGGTACGCGGATACATCGCCAGCTTAATTTGTGGCATTGGTGTAGGTACGGTCGCCGTACTGATGGCGAAGAGCAGTGGAGTAACGAACGCGGACGCAATCGCGTACATAGGCATGGGTATGGCGATGTTTGGCAAGGACGCGTATCCAGTGATACGAGAACGAATCTTGCGGGCATTGCCGAGGAGGCAATCGAATGGCAGTAATGACTGACACTGACTTTGAACAGCTGCTGATGCTCATCGTCAGCGGTAAGTCGGTGTCTGAAGCGAGCGTGGAGCTCGGTTACGACGACCATGGATCAGCCTTGTGGTTTTACTTGGATGACGGAGCTGACCCATCACGCCGTGAAAGGTATATGATGGCGAGACGGCTGGCGGCTGACGCACAGTTTGACCAAATTCTCGACCTCGAGAACAAAACTATCCAAGAAGCCATGAGTCCGCAAACGCTGACGGCAGTTGTAAACGCGCGTAAATGGCGTTTGGGCAAGATGAATCCGAAGATTTACGGCGATTCGCAGCAGCTGAATTTGACAAGCTCGGATGGCTCTATGTCGCCGGCGGCCAATGCGTCGCTGGTGTCCCTCTCGTTTGAGGAACTCAAGAAACTCGCCGAATCGCTCGGGTAAAACCATGGGGCTTCACTTTATGAACAATTTCAAAGGCTTGCGTAAACGCCCGCGCTGACGACGTTACTTATAAGTAACGCGCGGGCGTTTACGCATGCGAAACTTCCCGGGTATGCGTATGAAACAGGCTCTTAAAACTCGATTTAAGGCTCGTGAAATTCGATTTGTGTATAAATGCTCACGATTCGAAAATTCGCGAGTTTTAAAGGTTTTACTAAGTATTTGAGCCGCTTACGTGCCCGTAGGAGAGCACGATGTGGGCGACTAAGGAGCAGATGGCTCGCGACGTGCGGCGTGAGCTGGCGCGTAGAAGTTTTGAATTTTTTGTGCGGGAGGTAACTCCCAACTACCTTATGGGCTGGGTGCACAGGAAAATTTGCACCGAGCTCGACCAGTTCTTGCAGGACTCTCTCAATGGGCGTTCGCCCAGACTCATGATAATGATGCCGCCTCGCTCTGGTAAATCGGAGCTGGCAAGCCGCAAATTTCCAGCGTATGCCTTGGGGCGGTATCCCGACCTGCAGTTTATCGCGACGTCGTACTCTACTGATTTGGCGAGCAGAATGAGTCGTGATGTTCAGCGCTGCATAGAGAGTTCCGAATACACGAAAATTTTTCCGTCCACCAGACTGAGTTCTGGACGTGACGGATACAGCCGAACGACAGACCTGTTCGAGATTGTACAGCACAATGGGGCGTACCGGTCAGCCGGTGTTGGCGGCGGTATTACTGGTATGGGCGGCAATATCTTGGTCATCGATGACCCCTTTAAAGACCGCGAAAGTGCTGATTCTCCAGTCCAGCGGCTGAAAGTTTGGGAGTGGTATACGTCGACACTATATACCCGTCTTGCTCCGGGCGGAGGTATATTGTTGATAAATACCCGTTGGCACACGGGCGACTTGTCAGGACGTCTACTGGAGATTGCGGCCAGAAAAGACGAAGACGAGTATGCCGAGCAGTGGAAAATTGTGAGTTTTCCCGCTATTGCCACCCAAGACGAGGAGTTTAGAAAAGCAGGCGAACCGCTGCACCCAGAGCGGTATGATTTGCCTGCACTCCTCCGTATTAAGCAAGCAATCGGCTCCCGCAACTGGGAAGCCCTCTATCAGCAAAATCCCGTTCCCGACGGCGGCGCGATTTTCCTCGAGCGCTGGTTCAAATTCTGGTTCCACTCAGACCTGCCCCAAACGTTCGACCAAATGGCGATTTCGTGGGACTTGGCGTTTAAAGCATACGACACCAACGACTATGTGGCTGGCACCGTATGGGGCAAAAAGGGCGCCGATTTTTATCTGCTAGACATTCTCCATCAGCGCTTAACCTTCACGCAAACCTTAGCGGCCATACGTGATTTACACGTTAAGTGGCCCAAGGCGAAGCGCATTTTCATTGAAGACGCGGCCAACGGGCCAGCAGTTATCGACTCGCTCTCACGGTCGATTCCCGGGATTATCCCAGTAAAAGCTGATGGGTCGAAGGAATCGCGAGCGCACTCGGTAACTCCCCTGTTTGAAGCGGGCAACGTCTGGTTGCCCCACCCCTCGCTGCATCGTGACGTGCAAGCGTTGATTACGGAATTTCTCCAATTTCCTTATGCGGAACATGACGACTTGGTGGACAGCACGACGCAGGCCATTCGAGAAATGACGCGTCGGCGTACTCTTGCCTTAAATGCCGAGTTGGCGAAGCCTGCGCCGACGGCCTCTCTACTAGGAGCGTTCTCTTATGGACGATAAAAAATTTAGCTCGCTGAGGCTGTCGCCGGCGATGCTTGACGAGCTTTTCACGCCGACAGCACCAAGACAGTATACGGTTGACGAAATTCGGGAAATGTTCAAACCCGCCGCAACGCTTGGTGCGGCTCAAGATGTCCAGCTGGCCATGGACCAGCAGCTCATGGACACCGGCGTCTATTCGCTGATTCAGCACGCGTACAACTTGGGACAAGGTGTTGCGCCCCAGTTCATGGGGTATGGCGCATTGCAAGGGCTGGCGCAAAACGGGCTCATACGGGCCTGTATTGAGACTGTAGCGGATGACATGGTCCGCGAGTGGGTTGAATTGAAATGCTCGGACAACTCAGTTGAGCCCGAACAAATGGCGCGGCTCGAGCGGGCAATGCGAAATTTCAACGTGCGGAATGTCTTCCATGAGGCGGCGGAGTACGTTGGGTACGAGGGTGGCGCAATGATTTTCATCGACACAGGAGCCGCCCCTGAGGAACTCGAAAAACCCCTCAATCTGTCCGAGTATTCTATGGAGCTTAGGCAAAACAAGCTGAAGGGCTTCACGGTTCTTGACCCCGTCAACCTGTTCCCGGGCGACTATAATTCACTCTACCCGATGAAAAAGGACTACTACAAGCCCAAATACTGGTATGTATTGGGGACTAAAGTTCACTCGTCGCGGCTGATTCGCTTGGTGGCGAATGAGTGCCCGACGCTTTTGAAGCCCGCGTATAACTTTTTTGGTGTCCCTCAAGCTCAATTGTTGTATGATTACGTGCTCCATTTCCAAGATTGCCGAATCGCCGTAACGCAGCTGTTGAAGAAATTCTCGTTGCTCACGTTCAAGACGAACATCGGTGAAATTCTTTACGCGCAAGGTGGTACTCAGGAAATCGACGCGCGCATCAACTTCATGCTGCGGACGATGAACAATCAGGGCGTCTGGGTAATGGACTCGACCGAAGAAGTTCAAAAGCTCGAAACACCGCTTACCGGGCTGACGGACATCGTCAAGCAAAATCTAGAGTTCCTGACGGCCATCAACCGCACGCCTGCAGTCAAGCTGCTGGGAATCAGTCCGTCTGGATTCAATGCGACTGGTGAAAGTGACATACGGAACTACTATGACCATGTGCTTTCGCAGTGCAACAAGGTGTTCCGCCATGGTTTGGAGACCGTGTTGAAAATCCTGCAGCTCTATTGCTTCGGCAAAATCAACACCAGCATTGACTTTGACTTCAAGCCGCTGGGACAAGAAGACGAAGCATCGTTGGCGGTGACCCAGAAGACAAAAATCGAAACGCTCGCTACGGCCGTTGGTGCGAACTTCATTACCGAGTACGAGGGTAGAGCGGCAATTGCGAACGATCCCGATTCGGGTATTGACATTGGGGCTGAACCGCCGCAGGAGCTCAAGGACAAGATTGAAGCCCAGCAAGGTGGCGAAGACCCGATGGCTGGCATGGGGGCTCCCACTGACCTTGCCGACCTTATGGGGCCCACAGGCGAGCAGGATGACGAGCCTCAGCTCGTCGCGCCTCAGGCGGCCATGTAATGGCGAAAACACTTCGTCCCATCAGGCCAAACGCGGGCGTTCGAGTGATGTACGGCAAGGACATTACTCGATTGCTCAAGGCCATGAGCAAGGACTTGGAAGACGTCATCTTCAGGACGTACTCCAAACAGGAGCACAAGTTTTTGCCACAGGTCGCGCAAGATGCAGCTCCTGTTCCCGCCTTGACGAGCGAAATTTCGAAAGCTATGAAACGCTGGATGCGGCGATGGGATATTGCCGCCCAGCGCATAGCTGAGAATTTCGTAAAATCTATCGATAAGCACTCGCTGAAAGCCCTCGAGTCCGAGTTGAAGCGGGCTGGTTTCACGGTGAAGCTGGACAAATCCTTCCGGTCGAACACCATGATACAGGCCCTCATCAAAGCCAACGTGGCGTTGATCAAGTCCATACCAGAGCAGTATCAGACTGACTTGTATGGAATTGTGATGCGCGGTATTACGGACGGCGTAGGCGCTCAGGATATCAAGAAAGAAATTCACGGGCGCTATGTAAAGTCTGAAAAGCGCGCTTTATTTATCGCCCGAGACCAAACGAACAAGGCGACGGAAACTATCAAGCGCGAACGTGATATGGAGCTTGGTATTACTCGGGCGATTTGGATTCACGTACCCGGGTTAAAGACGAGCAGAGCCTCCCACAAGAAGATGAACGGCAAAGAGTTCATTCTGGCAGAAGGTTGCTACGATGAGGCGGAAAAGCGCAAGGTCCACACTGGCGAATTACCTGGCTGCCAGTGCACTTATAAGGTAATTGTTGACGAGTTCGGTGACGATTGGGGTAAAAAATAGCCCGCACTCAACGCGCGGGCTGTATGCGAAGTATGGACGATTCGAGTTATTGGCTCGTTTCGCCTCCGTCGTCTTCGTTCTTGCGGTCGTAATCGTATACGAGCTCGTCGTCGTCAGTATAAACGAACTTTGACGTGCGAGCGGCATCGTCTTCGCGCATGGTATCAGCCTGTGACATGGCAAACCTCCATTTTTCTTTTAATATATAGCATTAATGAATAAATGTACACAGTTTCATGGAGAAAAATAAATGGGCCAGAAAACGCTTTGGGATTCTCTCAAGAGGCTGGCGAAGGACGGATGGATTACCATCAAGCCGAATGGCAGGCGTAACAAAGGCCAGCCTGTGTTACTTGGCGAGAATGGCGAAATTCTTGGCGGCAAGTTTAACGGTCTCAAGATGAAGGACGTTAAAGACACCAACAAGAAGCTCAAGCAGAAGAACGAGTACGCCAAGAGTGGCCACTCCAAGGGCGAAAGTCCTGAGTTGTACAACGTGCCGATTCCTTCAGCTGCTGCCAATGCGCCGGCTATCCCGGGCGATTACAAGAACTCTCCCGATTTCAAGAAGTTGACGCCCGACGCCCAAACCATGGTAAATCAGACGGCTGCGCACATCAAGAAGTTGCCGCTCGCCAAGATGGCAGAACACGGGCCCGCTCTGTATGAAGAGCTCGACAAGGTGATTAAAGAGCTGGCGAATAACGGTTCCAAGTTCGATTCCAAAGTCTCCGAAATGGTGACGAACTTGAACATAGCGGCCATGTCCGCAGCGACTGCCACGCCGACGCCTCCCAATCAGCCAAAGCCGTCTAAATCGGAGACCAGTCAGTTTGAGGGCTATGACAAGCTGTCGAGCTTAAACGCGAGCGAAATTGATAAACACGCCAAGGTTATCAATGAGAGCAAGGCGACGCCCGAGGACAAGGCGTTCATGATGGACGCGCTGAGACAGGCGACGTCCTATATGGCAGAGAATGGAATGGACGCGCCAGTTGCAAAGGTCTTGAGTGGCATCAATGGCGTTTGGGTGGCATCGAGCAATCCCGACGCACTCAAGAAGGCAAAGGACGCGTTGTCCGGCTTGCTTGGTGAGATGAACGCGACCGTAGAGCTGGTGAACGCCGGCGGAACATACGCCAGCAAACAGGAAGCCGCTCAACCAGTCCAGCCAACCCAGCCCCAAGCCGAAATTCCCCATACGCAAAAAGCGGATATTTCCGAGTACCAACAGTTTGCTGGTTATAGTGGCCTTGACAAGTACACCAAGAACTGGTTTGACGAAAAAGCCGACGCGCTGATGAAGGCGGATATGAGTCAGTCCGATAAGGACATGCTGACGTATGGCATGCAGTTGGCGCTCCAAAACGGCGTCGATCCTAAGAAGAAGGCTGAAAAGTATGGCGGCAAGTTTTTGGGTAAAGCGCTTGGCGTGATGGATGCCATTGGTGGTATTGCGCAGGCCACTAAGCAGGGCAATCAGAAGATGCTCGATTTCTACAAGAACGCCGCCAAGCAGTCCATCGAGGCCTTGGGTGGGACCATGCAGGGCGCGTCGAATACGCCAGCTGCCACCACCACGCCGAGCTCGGTATCCTCGACGCCTTCCCAAGCGACTTCTGCGTCCGGTGAAATTCTGCCGAGCCAGAAGGGGAATCTCAAGGATTACAAGAATTTCACCGGTTATGATAAGCTGAATATGACCAGCAAAATGGTTCTGGACGACGCCGTTCAGAGCCTCCAGAAGGCGATGTCGGATATGAATCTGGACGTCGCTGATATGGCGAAGGTCACTAAGGGCGTTCAGACGGCGCTCAGTAAGTCCGTAGACGGCAAGTTAGGCGCGGACGTCCAGCATATGCTGACGGCGGCGAAGAACGCAGCTAAATCGCTCTATGGGTCTAAAGCGTATAATGACAATATGGTTAAAGCTCTTAAGTACGCGAAACAAATAGAGCAGCAGCCGATGCCCGCTGAAGTGCAGCAGAAAGAAGCTGCTAAACAGGCTGAATACCAGAAACAACAGGAATTTAAGAACACGCATTCGTATACGCAGCAGACAACGGACGCCGACCGCAAAAAGTTCAAGCAGTCAACAGACAAATTCTTAAGCGACGAAGCTCGGGCGAATGTAGCCGCGATTCCTACTACGCTGCAGAATGGGAAGTTCATCAAAACCAAGCATAAGAACAAATTTGAACAAGAGCTTGGCGAAGGCGGTGAGTCGTTCAAGAGATATTCAGGCATGGCATATGGGCTGATGAACTCGAGCGATAAAAGCCTCGCTACAAAAGCCCAGAATATCGCCGTGGCCGTAGCTAACGGGCAGATGGAGGGTAGCGAAGCCATTTCACTGCTCCGTAGCATGGATGCCATGGGGAAGGTCAAAGACTACACTGACCCCAAGAACGAGCCGCCCGCATTTACCAGTATCCACAACGATGCTATTCATGATTCTGGCGTATTCAAAGCGTCCTCTTTATCACAGTCTATAAAAAATACAATCAAGGAGTATACTGGTCCGGCCTATGCACAGATTAACGGCGCGCTTCGTACTGGCAAAAAGCTGGGCTCAAACAAGCAGAATGTAGTGAATAAGCTGAATGAGGCTTTCGCACAGCCTGAAGTCAAAGCAAAGGAAAATTTCACGGTCTACCGCGGGATTACTTCCTCGCAGCTGCAACACCTGGCCATGGGCAGCACGATGACAGACAAAGGCCTGGTATCAACGTCTTCCAGTGCTAACGAGGCAAAGAAGTTCGCAGGCGCTGACGGCGCATTGATGGAAATTCGCGTGAAGAAAGGCCAGCCCGCAATGTCGGTAAAAAACACGTCGGTTTTTCCTAGCGAGATGGAAGTTCTGCTTCCGGCGAACACGTCGTTCAAGGTAGTTGGGAAGAAGATTGGTCCTGAAGGTCGACCGGTGCTGATTGTGGACTACGTCCCACCTGCGAATCTGGCGAAAGACCGAGCGTTGACTTATCTGCAACGAGCTGGTTGGGTAAGTACGCCTAAAGATGATGCTCAGCGCTGTCAAGCTATTTTTGACGCGCTGCGTCGCATGTAAACCAGTAGAAAGCGAACTCTTTCAACAGAGGAGGTCAAAATGTAACGCGCGCGCGTACATTATCAAAAGCAAGCAGGTGAACGTGGAGACTATATGCCGCCTTCCTTTTTTAAACTAGCTCTTGACCGTAACTCCGTGCGGAGTTTCGACAAGAACGGGTTTATGCACGTCGCAAGCTCGCATATCACCAAAGCCATGGTTTGTCCGTATCGGGGCGATGAAATTCCCGATTACAAAGATCTGGGACTCGATGCGGACAAAATCTACCATCTTTTGCGTGACCCTCAAGAACTCGAGAAGTCCGTGCCCACGTGGAAAAATCTGCCGCTCCACATCGAGCACACCGTGGACTTGGCTGATGACCCCCAACATGACACGCGAATTGGCACCGTGGGTTCCAACGTCAAATGGAACCCTCCCTTTATTGATGCCGACCTCGCCATATGGGACAAAGCCGCTATCGATGCAATCGAGGATGACGAGCTCCGCGAACTCTCATGTGCATACTTTTACGACCCAGAGCTCAAATCAGGCGAATATGAGGGCCAACATTACGACATCATCATGCGCAACATTCGAGGCAATCATGTTGCGCTGGTGGATAAAGGCCGTGCAGGCCCTCAAGTAATTGTGGCAGATGCTGCATTAAAACCTAAGTCGGCAGGTGAAACTATGGCAAAACGCAAAATCAACCGCAACAAACTTTTTGCTGCGTTTGACGCCAACCCCTTTATCGAGCGCGCGGAAGTTACCGCGGCCGACCTGCTTCGCGTCATCAATTGCGTCGAGGCTCAGGCTGAAGGCCTCAACCCGGCGGACCTCAATCTGCCGTGTCGACCTGATTCCTCGCTTGACGAAATCATCCGCGCGTGCATGCCGGGTGCTGATGAAGCGGTGCAAACGGCCGTGAAAACTTTGGTAAACGCATTTTCCGAAGCTCCCAAAAACGAGGAAAACACCACTATGGACGAAAAAGACCTCAAAAGCGCGATGGACGCTTGCGGCCTTGACGCCGAAGACCCCGCCACCTCCAAGGCGTTTGCTGAGGGCGTGAAGTACGGCGAGAGGGTGGAAAAGGACGAGCCCAAAAAGCTGGACAGCGAACACGAATCCGAGGGCATGAAGGAAGCCATGGACGCGTGCGGTCTGGACGCTGATGACCCTGTGGCCTCCAAGGCCTTCGCTGAGGGCGTCAAGTACGGCGAAAAAGTCGAAAAAGACGAGCCCAAGAAGCTGGACAGCGAACACGAATCCGAGGGCGCCAAAGAAGCCATGGACGACGAGCCGGACTTTAGCGGCAAGTCTCCCGAAGAAATCTTCGCCATGGGCGTCGACTATGGCAAGAAACACGCGGCGGCTGCCGACGCGGACGACGACAAAGTCGACCCCGAGGCCGTGGAAGTTGTGGAAGCTGCCATGGACCGCGCTCTTGCTCGCAAGGGCGTCAGCGGTAAGCAGCTCGAACGTCGTATCATGGCGAAAGTGCGTGGTCTCTACGCGGCGGCTGCCGATGTCGCCCCCGAGGTTGGTCAGCTCGATCCCATGGCGTTTGACTCCGCCGACGGCATCTATGGGTACGCTCTCAAGCAGCTTGGCATTTCCCTGCGTGGAACTCCCGCCAGCGCTTACAAGAGCGTGTTCAGCGCCCTCAAGCAGCAGAAGGAAAATTCCATCATCGCGATGGACAAGGCCCTCCAGTCCCGAGCTTCCACCTTCGATGGTAAGTTCAAGGGCCTCAACACCATCAAAATTTCCTAAAAGGAGGCCGTAAATGGGCCTGCAGAAGCAAGTCAATCTTTATCGCGCCGCCGGCGTGCAAGGTGACAAAGCGACTCCCAACCAGTCCATCTACTTTCCCAAGCAGATGGTCGCTGAAGGCGATGTTACGGTTGGCACCTTCGTTTTCTACGGCACTGACGCCAGCAAACAGGCTTCCAACTCCAAGACTGGCGGCACTGCGGCTGACATCATTGGCTTCGTTGAGCGCGTCATTAACTACGCGAACTACGACGTCACCAGCGAAGGCACCCTCATTGTCCCCAACAAGTCCACCCTCACCATCGCCATGTGCGGCGATTACTGGGCGACTGCCACGACTGCCGCTACTCCTCGCCAGAAGGTTTTCGTGAATCCCACCACTGGCGCGATTTCCACGGCCGCAGCTGGTGGAACCGTGGAAGGTGCCGTCGAAACTCCGTGGACTGTCATTCAGGGCGGTGAAGCTGGTACTCCCATCCTCATCAGCAACTGGACCCACGTTAACGTGGCCGCTGCCTAAGCTACTGAATAAAGGATAAAATCATGCCTAAACCGTCTTTTCAGCAAGCTGCCGCGCTTGGGTTCGTGTTCCCGGGCGCTCGTGAGTGGATTGATAACAACGTGGCTCGGCTGGCACAGGACGCCGCTCTTGTGACCACGGCCAACACGACCGTCCCTGTCGAGTTCACGGCGTATATCGACCCGCTGGTTGTGGAAATCCTGACTGCGCCCCTTAACGCCCGCCAAGTCTTCAACGAAGAAAAGAAGGGCGATTGGACCACCAGCTATGACAAGTGGCGCAGCGATGAAATTGTTGGTCAGTCCGAGCCCTACAGCGATTTCGCGAACGGCACGACCTCTGGGATTAACTCCCAGTGGATGGCTCGTGAGCAGTATCGCTTCCAGACCTCCATTTCCTATGGTGACTTGGAAGTCGACCTGTCCGCCACGGCGAAAATCAACCTCGCCGCCAGCAAGCAGCGCTCGGCTGCGACGATTCTCGATATTGACAGCAACAAGTTCTATCTGCTTGGTGTTGAGGGCCATGAAATTTACGGCATTCTCAACGACCCCAACCTGCCCGCCTCCATCGTTGCGGCGGCGAACGGTGAAGGTTCGTCCACGAAGTGGAGCGCCAAGACGACTCGCCAGATTTACGAAGACATCCTCTCGCTCTTCCAGCAGCTGGCGAAACAGTCTCAGGGCCGCATCACCAACCGTGACGCGCTCAAGCTGTGCGTCAGCCCTGAGATGAATGTTATGCTTGGCCGTGCGACTGATTTCAACGTGTCCGTGTTGACGATGCTCCAGTCGTACTTCACTGGCGCGTTCGAAATCGTCGTTCTGCCTGAGCTGGCATCCATGACCGCCGGCGAAACGGTGTTCATGATCGCCCCTGAAGTGGCTGGAACTCCCACCGGTGTGCTCGCGTTTGGTGAAAAAATCCGCGCTGGCCGCCTCATTCCCGCTGAATCCAGCTTCCGGCAGAAGTTCGTCGCCACCACCTACGGCGGTATCGTTCTTCAGCCCTTCGCGTTCGCCTCTATGACTGGTATGTAAACCAGTCGGCATGAATGGGGAGTTCTCACACTCCCCATTCCCAAATTTCCAAAGGAGCGCTTTTCAATGGCAATTCATACCAAAAATCAAGCTGAGCTGTCTGGGCAATCGCGCGTTGTTCGCACGTCCGCCAGCAATGGGTCCTCCGGCGTTGCTGGCGGCTCTACTCCTTCCCCCACTACCGCCGCGCCGTTTACTGTCGCGCCCGAAACGCCCGGGAACGTTTCGCACGTTGACCAAACGGTGATGGTCGCGCTCAATCGCGCGATTGGGCTCAGCTTCAAAATGCCTGATGGTCGCGACGTCGTAATCAATGGGTCCGGCCATCAGCTGGCGGGCCAGCAAATGGGCAAGCTGCCTGTTGGGCAGTACGGGCTCACTATGGTGGCCGCGAGCGACTGGGAATACATCGCGAAGACTTATGGCCAGATGGACTTGTTCAAAAATGGCCTCATCTTCGCCGCGAACTCCGCACACGACG